CAACCGCTCCAGCCACCAAAACAATTGTACCTGTTGGCACAACAACCGCTCCAGCCACCAAAACAATTGTACCTGTTGGCACAACAACCGCTCCAGCCACCAAAACAATTGTACCTGTTGGCACAACAACTACAGTAGTGCCAGAAGGAGCCAATTCTTTTATGACACCGGGAATTACATTCCCACCGCGCACACAGTTTAATCAAACAGCATCAGCGCCGTTGAATATTTCTCAACAGGGTAACATTTACGGTGCGCCTGCCCCGAATTCCACTTTAGCTATTACGCCCCCACCAACACCGTTTAAATCCGTGCAACCGGGCGGAGCCGTTGGGGCTGTTCCAGCATTTCAAAATCCGTTTACTGCGCCCGCAACAAGCTTTACAAGCAACAATACAATTGGCGCAGACATAGCGCGGAACGCGCTGCTAAATAGGGGATTTGCACAAGCAAACGTAGCAGGCATGGATGCAAATCAACTCGCTACAGAAATGGGGAGAATCAATCCGGGCGAGTCGTTTAAGATTGTTAACTTTGCTGACGGCGGCATGACCGGAATGAACAACATGAACGGTATGACCGGCATGGTTCCGCAGTTTCAAAATCCGTTTGGGCCGCAGCAGCCCCCCGTTGGCCAGAGCATGTATAGCCCGCAACAACAGCAACGACAGCAACAGCAAGACATATCTGTGGGTGGTACGCCACAACAACCCGGACTTCCCGGGCTTTTATCTGTCGGTTCAAAGAATCCGTATCCTCAAGGATACACGCCAATTGGTCAGCAGCCCCAAAACTTCCTTAGTTTAAACTATAATGGCTAATACCTCCGGCCAAACTACGTTTAACCTTGACCTGAGTGAACTGGTTGAAGAGGCTTTTGAGCGTGCTGGCTCGGAGTTACGTACGGGCTACGATCTGCGTACCGCTAGGCGGTCGCTCAACCTCATGTTTGCTGACTGGGCAAATCGAGGTATCAATCTGTGGACGATTGAGCAGGGCACAATCAATTTAGTGCAAGGCCAGAACACATACCCGCTACCGAATGACACGGTGGATCTGCTAGAGCACGTTATCCGCACGAACGCAAACAGCACATCTAACCAGTCTGACCTGACAATCACCCGCATCAGCGTATCAACATACGCTACGCTACCAAACAAACTGTCGCAAGGCCGACCCATCCAAGTCTGGGTGCAGCGCTATAACGGACAGACAACGCCAGTCTCGGCTACTCTAAGCACGACAATCAGCAGCACCGCCACGACAATCACGGTGAGTTCTGCGGCAAACTTGCCCGCTGCTGGCTTTGTGAAGATTGACTCCGAGATCATCAACTACGGCTACATTATTGGTAACACGTTGTATAGCTGTTTCCGTGCGCAACAAGACACAACGGCAGCGGCACACACGGCAGGTGCCGTGGTTTATTGGCAACAGACTCCGGCTGTTACTGTCTGGCCTACGCCAGATAGCGCGACTACGTACCAGTTTGTTTATTGGCGCATGCGCCGCACGCAGGATGCGGGCGGTGGTGTTAACGTCATGGATGTGCCGTTTCGTTTTATTCCGTGTATGGCTGCGGGGTTGGCGTATTACGTTGCGCTGAAAGTGCCGGATGGGATACAGCGCCTTGATGTGTTGAAGATGCAGTACGACGAAGCTTGGGAGTTGGCCGCACAGGAAGACCATGAGAAAGCGTCTTTGCGCTTAGTGCCGCGCCAGATGTTTATTGGGTACGGTCCGTAAATGGGCAATAGGTTTTCGTCTGGCAAGAATTCGATTGCGACATGTGATCGCTGCGGGTTCCAATTCAGACTAAGCGTACTCAAGAAAGAAGTAATCAAGACCAAGGTATATAATCTCCTTGTTTGTCCTAGTTGCTGGGACCCAGATCAGCCGCAGTTGCAGCTTGGCATGTACCCTGTGGACGACCCACAAGGTGTGCGCGATCCGCGTAAAGATAACAGTTATCAAGTGTCTGGTCCTTTGGCGGACGGATACGCAGGGGGCGGCAGTCGAATATTTCAGTGGGGATGGAACCCGGTTGGTGGAGCGAGTTCTTTTGATGCTCTGCTTACACCAAACAACTTGGTTTTGCAGGTGCAATTGGGTACAGTAACGGTTGTGACGACATAGGAGTCATCATGGATAGGAAAATGATAAAGGGCATCGCTGATGTCGAAGCCAAGAAAGAAGTCAAGAAGCATGAGGCGAGCATGCACAAGGGTGCCAAAAAGATGAAGGCTGGTGGCCCTACCACGGACGACCGTATGAAGTACGGTAAGAACCTGTCGCGTGCAATGAACCAAGGTAGCAAATAATGGCTAAGTTCAGCATGAAACAAGACGGCAAGGAAGTCGGCCCTGCCGAGGTCTACGCTCCCCCGCACACTATGGACGGCAAAGCCGGGGTCGATCTGGGCAACAACGGCTACGGCGCAAGCAAACGGATTAAACCAGAAGACGTTGCGTTGAGCGTTGGAGAGTTTAGATCCAAGCCATACGCAGATGTCAAAGTTACTGGCATCAAAATCCGTGGTACTGGCGCTGCTACTAAAGGCACGATGGCTAGAGGTCCGATGGCATGAACTATGCCGCGCTTGTAACTGCGGTCTCCGACTATACGGAGAATACGTTCCCCACTGCGGACATGAATACGTTCATACAGCAGGCGGAACAGCGCATTTACAACACGATACAGTTCCCATCGCTACGCAAAAACGTGACTGGGGTGACGGCAACGGGGAATAAATACCTTGCCTGTCCCGGTGATTTTTTGTCTGTGTATTCGATGGCTGTGTACCCCAACGGTGGGGAGTATTCGTACCTGCTGAACAAAGATGTTAACTTTATCCGCGAAGCGTACCCCCAGCCAACCGACACATCTACACCAAAGTACTATGCGTTGTTTGGCCCGCAATCGACCAATGAGGCTGAGCTAACTTTTATTCTTGGTCCTACACCAGACGCGGTATACAACGTAGAGTTGCATTACTTCTACTACCCTGATTCAATCGTTACTGCGGTTAATACTTGGCTGGGCGATAACTTTGATACGGTGCTGTTGTACGGAACGCTTGTTGAAGCCTATACGTATATGAAAGGTGAGCAGGACATGCTGGTGTTATATGACACCAAATACAAAGAAGCATTAGCGTTAGCTAAACGTCTTGGCGATGGGTTGGAGCGTCAGGATGCGTACCGTTCTGGGCAGTACCGTCAGAAGGTGACCTGATGCCGTTTACGGGAAATTGGACTACTAACACGTTTAAGACTGGGCTTCCTAGCGGGACGTTCAACTTCAACACGGGCACGACGCAGGTCTTCAAGATCGCGTTGTACACTAACGCCGCCACACTAGATGCGACTACCACTGCATACACCCCCACCGGAGAAGTTGTTGCTTCGGGATATACCGCTGGCGGTCAGACACTCGTTATCAGCCAAGTACCTACTGTTGGTAATACAGGCACGACTGCGTACTGGTCATTTAATAACGCCGTCTGGTCTACTGCGGTTACTGCGCGGGGGGCGTTGATCTATTTGGCAAACGGGACTACAAATCCTGCCGTCTGTGTGTTGGATTTTGGTGCAGATAAAACTTCAGCCGCCACGTTTACTGTGCAGTTCCCCGCAGCCACCAATACGTCAGCAATTATCAGGATCGCTTAATCATGGATCAAAAAGCAGCGGCCAAAGGCGTTTTCCGTTTTGAGTGCTTCGGCCCAGACGGGAAATTAAAGTGGGCAGATGAGACGGACAACTTGGTTGTCAACGCAGGTCTTGCATATATGGCGGGATCGGCGCTGACTAGCGTGGCCCAGATTACAACTTGGTATATTGGGTTGTATGGCGCAGCCGCATCAAACACTCCTGCGGCTGGTGATACGATGGCTAGTCACGCGGGCTGGACCGAAGCGGTTCCATATAGCAACGCTACTCGTGTAGCTTGTACTTTTGCTACGGCTACGACGGCTAATCCGTCAGTAGCAACCAACTCGGCTTCCCCTGCTCAGTTCAGCATCAACGCTACTGCTACGGT